CCGTCGAGATCTCAGAATCAATGGCACAATACGTTAACGCACTAAGAAAACAAATTAAGTAATTAGGAGATCCAATTATGGAAACTTATGATCGTCTCGTAGAGAAATGGTCTCCAGTATTGAACGAAGAAGCTGCCGGCACTATTAAAGATGCCCATAAGCGTGCAGTTACTGCAGCAGTTCTGGAGAACACAGAAAAGGCGTTGAGAGAGCAACAAGATTTGATGGAAACACCAGCAAACGCTACTTCATCAGTAGCTAACTGGAACCCTGTTCTTATCTCACTTGTTCGTCGCTCTATGCCAAATCTTATGGCTTATGACATTTGCGGCGTTCAGCCAATGTCAGGACCAACAGGCTTGATCTTCGCGATGAAGTCACTTTACAAAACAGAAAAAGCTGGTATCGCACAAGGTACAGAAGCACTGTTCAACGAAGCAGAAGTCAACTATTCAGGTGATTCATCTGCAACAGGTAACGGCTCACGAGGACCATCAGGTCTTGCAGGTGCAACAGACACCGACACAGACAGCTCAATCGCTGACTCAGGTGGCACATACGTTCCTGTAACAGGTGACGCATACGATACTGCAGAAGCGGAAGCACTAGGTAACACTGGTGAGTCATTTGCAGAAATGGGCTTCACAATCGAAAAAGCAACTGTGACAGCGAAGTCACGCGCATTGAAAGCAGAGTACACACTTGAGCTTGCGCAAGACTTGAAAGCAATCCACGGTCTAGACGCTGAGACAGAATTGGCAAACATCTTGTCAACAGAAATCTTGGCAGAGATCAACCGTGAAGTTGTTCGCACAGTTAACGCACAAGCTAAAATCGGTGCACTTCAAGCTAACGTAACAACAAAAGGTATCTTCGATCTATCATCAGACGCAGACGGCCGTTGGTCAGCAGAGAAGTTCAAAGGTCTAGGTGTACAGCTTGATCGTGAAGCGAACGTAATCGCAAAAGAAACACGCCGCGGTAAAGGTAACTTCATCATCTGTTCATCAGATGTTGCAAGTGCACTAGCAGCTTCAGGCATGTTGGATTACGCTCCTGCTCTTTCAACTAACCTAAACGTAGATGACACAGGTAACACATTCGCAGGTGTTATGAACGGTCGTATCCGCGTATACATCGACCCATATGCAACAACAGATTACATCAACGTAGGCTATAAGGGTACTAACCCATATGACGCCGGTGTATTCTATTGCCCATATGTACCACTAACAATGGTACGTGCAGTTGGCGAGAATGACTTCCAGCCACGTATCGGGTTCAAAACTCGCTATGGCATGGTATCAAACCCATTCGTTGACACAGGCAATATGTCAGGTCGTGACGGTCTTGCAACTAACCGCGAGAACCAGTACTACCGCATCTTCCGCGTAGACAACATTCTTACATAAGAGATTAAAAAAGGAGGGGAACCAACCCCTCCAATTCTATCTCCCAGACTGGAGCGCTTCGGCGCTCCTTTTTTTTACAAGAAGCAGACTTCTACTACTTCTTTTTCTTTTGTCAAGGTAACGACCCTAGCTTTGCTATGCCTACCCCTAACATGAACCTCGAACCATTCCCTGGCTTCCGTTTCAGTCTCGCATATAACAGCGCACCACTCAGGCAATTCACTCTCGACTGCTTGGCACATAGTGCTGAATTGTGTTGTTACTGTCCAAGTCATTTGTAACTCCTTTCCTCATACGCCCAGCTAGTATCTCCAATCTCCCCGCACGGTCTTATTGACGTTGCCGCTCTAGTTTGATTGAAACTAACATCTCTGGGTTTCACGACACCGATATTTCACGGGCGAATATATTCACCAGAGATCGTGTTTTCAGGTGGCCTGCCCTCCACACGGACGTATGAGGAAAAGAGTCATAGGGTTTGTAGTAATAGGTCTGCTAGAATGACTCCAACAATACCACCAGCAAAACCCCAAGCCGCTATACCGAGTTCTTGTGATACAGATTTAACATCGGTTAACATCTGTGAAATAACTGTAGCACAAACCCCGCCCAGTATAAATCCTACGAAAATTACAAATCCTTCCATTTTGTCTCCTTCACGAAAAGTAGTCATCTACTAAAACCTCGAAGCACTCATAGAGATAATCCATTGAATAGAAATCTCTAAGATCTAAGCAAAGATCTGCATCTACGAAGTTCCAATTTAGACCACCTGATGAGTTAATGTTTTCTGGGTTAGTAGTCGCTTTATTGAAAGCTTCGATTACGTCCAGTTTGATAGCTGATCCATTAGGTAGTAGCATTTGGTATCTCCTTTGTTATACTATTAATATAATGTATTTCGAATCATTTGTAAACCCCCTAAATGCATTTTTTTTCATTTTTTTCGATTTTTTTTCTCATATAAATATGATAGAATAGATTAAACAAGGAACAGCGCATGCCCACTTTGAATCCCTCTATATCCGTAGATGTTAGTAATGTCACTAGCGTATCTGGGTTGAACAATATCAACTATTTACAGCCTACGTCCTTTCGGCTTACAATTGACCGTAAGAACTTTCCTAACCTAGAGTTCTTCGCTCAGACTGTGCTGCACCCTAATCTTAGTCTTAACCCAATCGAGGTACCATACAAAAGAATTGGATCAATACCATTTACAGGCGATAAACTAATCTATTCAGAACTAACCTGTATGATCATTGTGGATGAGAACTTAAATTCATATACTGAGATGTATAACTGGATGAACAGACTGGTAGAGATTAATGAGCGCCCACCTACTACAAGAAACGCAAACTTGCCTCCATCATATTCGGATATTACATTATCAATCCTATCAAGCCATAACAACACAGTAAGAAAAATTAAATATATAGATTGTCTACCAACTAACTTGGGAGATATGACTTTGGAATCTACGTTGAGCGATAATACATTTATCACGTTCCCCGCAACGTTTAGATTCTCCAGTTTTGAACTGACCTAAATAGTACTATACAATATGGAGTTATATTATGGATCTACAGAGTATCGTAGAGCAATGGCAGGAAGACTGTACAATTGACAATTCTAAACTAGCGGAGGTTTCCAGGGACACTCCGAAACTTCACGCTAAATACTTACAGCAGTTATCTTTAGCTAAACTACAGTTAAAGCGCGCGGAGGCCGCTCAAAAAGTGCTGCTGAAAGACAAATGGTTATATTACAATGGAAAGATGGACCAAGAAACTATAGAAGCAAAAGGATGGGATTATGACCCATTTAATGGTCTTAAAATTCTAAAAGGTGAAATGGATTATTATTACGACTCCGACCCAGACATACAAAAGTCTGAAGAAAAAATCCAATATTACAAAACCATAGTAGAAACATTGACTGAGATAGTCGACTCAATTAAATGGCGACATCAGACAATAGGTAATATTATTAGGTGGAAACAATTTGAAGCTGGTGGGTAATGGCCGATTTAAATCTTAGACTCTTAGACTACAGTATGCTGCACGTAGACTGTGAACCTGGTATTGCTAAAGAACTTTCAGAGTACTTTAGCTTCTATGTACCTGGATATAAGTTTATGCCGGCATATAAGAATAGAGTCTGGGATGGTAAGATTAGACTTTTTAATCACAATACTCAGGAGATCTCTGCAGGTCTCTATATCCAAATTCAAAAGTTTGCGTCTCAACGTAACTACACCGTCGCCATACTGGATAACCCCCGATATGGGTCGCCTGAAGATACGAACAAAATTTCCGAGTTTCGCCAATGGCTTGACATTGAAGAAAAAACATCCCTTCCCTTTTCGGCTCGCAACTACCAAGAAGAAGCGGTAAAAGTAGCACTAAGATCTTCCCGCGCAATTTTATTATCCCCTACAGGTTCTGGTAAATCATTTATTATTTATTTAATAATGAAATACTATATGACTATGACCTCAGAAAAAGGTAAGATTTTAATTATTGTTCCCACAACTTCTTTGGTCGAGCAAATGTATTCGGACTTTGAATCATATGGTATGCTAGTGAAAAACGCATGTCATAGAATTTATTCAGGTAAAGATAAAGTGACCGATAAAAGGGTTATAATTTCTACATGGCAAAGCATATATAAATACCCTAAGAAATGGTTTGAACAGTTTGGTATGGTAATTGGGGATGAATGTCATGGATTTAAATCTAAGTCTTTGTCCTCTATAATGAATAAAGCAACTGAGGCAAAATATAGGTTTGGTACCACAGGAACCTTGGACGGTACGCAAACACATAAATTAGTTCTAGAAGGATTATTCGGTCCTGTATATAAAGTAACAACAACAAAGAAATTACAGGACGAAGAAACATTAGCGCCCCTAGATATTAAAGTCCTTTTGTTGCAGTATTCCGAGGAGGTAAGAAAGGACTTTGGAAAAAGAAC